TTATTCCCTAAAGCTATTGTGTCAGGCGGCACAGGTATCTATTATTCAGCTGATAACATCTGGATCTTAGGACGAAGACAAAACAAAAAAGGTACTGATGTCGTTGGTTATGACTTTGTAATAAACGTTGAGAAATCTCGTTTTGTTAAAGAAAAGTCTAAGATACCTATCAGTGTCAGCTGGCAAGGTGGAGTACAAAAGTGGTCTGGCTTGCTTGACATTGCTATGCAAGGTAAATACGTTGCAAAGCCATCTAATGGTTGGTATTGTAGAGTCAATCAAGAAACTGGTGAATTACTTGAACCTAAAGTACGAGAAGCTCAAACTTTAGAAGAAGAGTTCTGGAAACCAATCTTTGCTGATACAAACTTCAAAGATTATCTTACAGATGTTTACAAAATTGGCGGTAAAGCCACTATTGATTTTGAGGAGATAACATGAGAAGCGTAACTAGAGATGTTCAAACAATGACTCTTGGTATTGATGTGATTAACCAAGAGATCGAGTTTTGGGAAAATAAATCTAAAAAAGATAAATCAATTAAAAAAAGAGTTGAAAGACTGTATGCTGCTCGTAAACATTTGATTGAAAATCCTAAAGCAGCAAATGAATTGATGGAGAGGTTATAATGAATGAAGGACCATTTACATCAAATATCGAATCAAATTTAGAAGATGTTATTCGAAGAGAAATTGTAACTTATCGTTGGAAAAATAGTATGCTTATAAAAGAAACTGCAGTTAGAACATATCAAAAAAATGGTGATTATAATGATTCAATAGCATCTGTACCATTACCGAGTTTTGATCAATGAAAGAAGGTACAGACTATGAATTGATGCTTCATGAAGAAAACGATGAACATTGGTCATGCCGTATTTTAACTGGTGCTTTTCCGGAGACGGTAATTAAATTTGCATCTATTCAAGTTGATGAAGGAAAAGATCAATTAGGTTTTAACTTTCATGTTCTTTCTTCTCCTGATCCTGAAGCTCACATTGATAATGTTGATCTACAACAAGTAGCTGCTGCATGTTTAAGCTCAGTATTTGATACATGTGTTGAAGAAGGTACTGCTAAATTTACTGACACTTCAACTGGAAAAGAGATAGAAGCACACGAAATTGCTAGCTATGAGAAAGGAAAAAAATAATGTTTTTTAATATTGAAAAATTAAATGATTTAGAAAAAGTTGTGTCATATAATTTAAGTTCAGCTGATTGTTTAAATGACAGCACTAACGATAAAGAACTTAAACCTATATGGATAAATTATAGAACTGATATGCCAGATTGTTTGATGGTTATAAGAGAATATAGAGAACTATTAAAACAATTAGAAAGTAAATAATGCAGGCAAATATTGAACAAACTATATTAAGAAATCTTCTCACTGACGAGAAGTATATGCGAAAAGTTCTACCGTTTATAAAACCAGATTATTTTCAAGGTGTATATAAAACACTTTTTAAAGAAGCTGGAAAGTATGTAGCAAAATATAATAAACTTCCAACTTCTGAATCATTAGCTATAGAACTTCAAAATACAAATATGTCTGATGATCAATATTCTATGGCAATGGACGTTGTTCCTCTTCTTTTCACAAAAGAAAAAATTGATAATCAATGGCTACTTGATAACACTGAGAAGTGGTGCCAAGATCGAGCCATCTATAATTCAATCATGGAATCGATTAGTATTATTGATGGCAAACACGAATCATTAACAAAGAATGCTTTGCCTGAACTTTTACAAAAAGCTCTAGGTGTAGCTTTTGACAGAAACGTTGGTCATGACTATATAGAAAACGTAGAAGAAAGATACGAATTTTATCACAAACAGGAAGATCGTATTCCATTTGATATCGATTACTTTAATAAAATCACAAAAGGTGGTGTTCCAAAGAAAACTTTAAACATTGCTCTTGCTGGTACAGGTGTCGGTAAGTCTTTATTCATGTGCCATGTTGGTGCAGCTGCTTTGGTTGAAGGTAAAAATGTTTTATATATTACAATGGAAATGGCCGAAGAAAAGATTGCAGAACGTATCGATGCTAACTTATTAAATGTTCCAATCGATCAACTTGATAAAATGTCAAAAGATATGTTTACTGCAAAAGTAAATAATCTTGCACGTAAAACTACTGGTAGGTTAATTGTAAAAGAATATCCAACAGGTTCAGCTCACGCTGGTCATTTTAGAGCATTACTAAACGAACTAAAATTAAAAAAAGAATTTGAACCAGATATTATATTTGTTGATTATTTAAATATCTGTGCTTCATCTAGAATGAAATCAATGGGAGGAGCAATCAATTCATACACTTACATTAAAGCAATTGCTGAAGAGTTACGTGGTCTTGCTGTCGAGTTCGAAGTACCGATCTTCTCTGCAACGCAAACGACTCGTTCAGGTTTTTCTAATACGGATGTTGGCCTTGAAGACACGTCCGAATCTTTTGGATTACCCGCTACCGCTGATCTCATGTTCGCGTTGATATCAACTGAAGAACTTGAGAAACAAGGTCAAATGATGGTAAAACAATTAAAGAATAGATATAATGATCCAACACTTTACAAACGATTTGTAATTGGCGTTGACAGGTCTAAAATGCGTTTATTCGATGTTGAAGAAACTCAGCAGACATTAATAGATGATACTCCAGTTTTTGATAAAAGCGCATCAGGAGAAAGAATGTCGTCTGAAAAATTTGGAGACTTTAAATTATGACAAATAAATTTACACAGGACATGACTGGCACAGGACATTACGTATACGGAATTGAATATGAACCACGAATAGAAGATCCAGTGATTGTTGCTCGTTTTGATACTAAAGACGAAGCAGAACAACATATGGAAAAAATCAAAACTCAAAATCCTAAAGCGGCAAAACACCATAGAATTATAGAAGAAACAACTGATGATGAACCACAAAGGTATTATGATTGGATGTTATGGAAACTAAAACAAAAGAAAGAAGAAGGACAATGAATGTTAGGCTTATATCTTATTCCCAAACAAACACTTACAACGTCGGTGGATTATACGTCGGAAACGATATGCAAGAACTCATCGCGTATTGTGCCCGTGTCTCCAACCCATCAAACCAAATTAATGAAGAAACCTCGGAAAAATTATTACGATATCTCATCAAACACAAACACTGGTCGCCATTCGAAATGGTTAGTGCTTGCTTAGAAATTGAAACATATAGAGACATTGCAAGACAAATTTTAAGACATAGATCGTTTTCATTTCAAGAATTTAGTCAAAGATACGCAGATCCAACAAAAGATTTCTCGTTAAATATAGATAATTTACGCAAAGCACGTCTTCAAGATACTAAGAATCGCCAGAACTCAATTGAAGTTGATGACGATAAATTACAACTTGAATGGCAGCAATCTCAAATGCGTATATATCATATGTCAAAAAAAGAATATGATGCAGCAATCAAACTTGGTATTGCAAAAGAACAAGCTCGAGCTTTATTACCAGAAGGCATTACTGAATCTCGTTTATATATGAATGGATCTATTCGTTCTTGGATTCATTATGTTGAATTAAGGTCTGGTCCAGAAACTCAAAAAGAACATAGAGACATTGCAATTGCTTGTGCTAAAGCCATTCAACCTATATTTCCTATGATAGATGAGTTTAGAATCTGCAAATAAACTAGTTAACATATTCATCATTTAATTTTAATTCTGCTCACTTTTTTATGTACAATTGTGAAAAAGCATGGTATAATACTTATATAATAATTTAAATGAAAGGAAATTTATTATGTCAAATTTAAACAAATTAATTATGAATATCGAAGAAAAAGTTTTTGGATGCGATCTAGATAATATCATTACTCAGTCTAATACTCTTCAGGAAGCTCAAAACATAGTTACTAGTTTTTTTAAAAAAGAACTTACTTCATACGAGATTGATATCGCAAAAGATGTTGTTTCAAGATCTTGGAATGAATATTGGGGAGATTATATTTAATAAACATGTTAATCATTTTTATTTCAAATCTGCTCACTTTTTTATGTACATTTACAAAAAAGCATGGTATAATACTTATATAATAATTTAAATGAAAGGAAATTTATTATGCAAATATCAATCACTTACAAAGACAGCTATTGCGGAATACCTTATACAGCTGCATCTATTGAAACACCTTTTACCGATATGAAAATGGCATTACAAGATGCTTTCGGTAAAACACAAAATGCGTTTGCTTCTTGGTCTGAAAAGCCACAATCTGGTGTTACAGTGTGTCATTACAAGTTTGATGGATCTCCACTTCGCAGCTCAATGGTTGGCGATGAGTTCATAGTCTGGACTTCAGAAAAAGACTTCAAGAAATTTGAAGTTGCAAAAATTGGCTTTAAGGAGATTGTGTAATGCAAATTAAAGGTGCAATGACAGTACTTAAAAAGGACTGTAAATTCTTAGGATTAACAATGAAAGAATTGTTAATCTTTATTGAACGTAATCCGTATGCTCAAAACAATAGTACTATCGAAGCATATAAAATTTACAAGAAAGAAAATATATAATGAGAGCAGCGAAAATTAAAGGTGAAGATATCGCCACAGAAAACTACAATACTGATCGTAATTGGTTTGTCCAAAGGTCTTGGATTCTAGCGAAAAAAGACAACGCTGTTCATAGAGCAGCAATTGAACATTATGATGTAATTCAAAGGGAACTCAATGAGTATGAAAAATTTATTAAGAAATGACAAAAAAGAAGAAATCATATATGCATTTAAAGAAGATTTAATTCTAGATGAAATGCAAGAATATATTGATACTACTTATGACGCTCATTACAGCAAAGACAAATATCAGTCGACTGAAATTATCGAAGACATGGGTCATGGTATGGGTTTTGCTCTTGGTAACGTTATCAAGTATTGCCAAAGATATGGCAAGAAAGAAGGATATAATAGAGATGACTTATTAAAAGTTATTCATTACAGCATTATTGCTCTAGCAATGCACGACAAGAAGTGGGATTAAATTACCATTGAGCAGTAAGTGCACTGTTTGAAACAGACTTACATTTAAACCGAACAGGTTTATATAAAGGCCAATATCGATGTATATCTCTGCTTATTTCAAGTGCTCTCATTTTACATTCTTTTCGTGTTTCGTAGGGTCCTTGTTGATCTTCTAATATTTTGCAATAGTCAGGATTATTAACAAGACATGCCATTACTAAAGCGATAAACATTATCTGCCTTGACCTCTATATCTTTTTAAACTACGTCTTTTATGTTTATTCATAGTTGATGTTATTGGTTTACGTCCGATTGTTGTACCATGTTTTTGAGGTTCATGAGTTGAAACCTGTTTAAATAATTTTGCCATTATTTTACTGCCTCATTTAAACTTTCTATTACACTTCCAATATTTGGCTCAGAACCAAATGGATTATATTTACATTTATACTCCCGTGGACATTTATTTTCAATAGCCATTTCATAAGTTTTATTTTGTCCTTGATATATACAAACTTCCTCACCAGATTTAGTCTTTACTCGTTTTTTAAGTCTACAAGTAACCATTTTTGGTAGTACTATGTCTCCTCTTTGTATCTTTTGCTGTCGAGTATAATCTTTCTTAGTCCCATAGATTTTTTTAGAGTCATTGGGCGGATGATATATTTTACCGGCAGCGTTAGCTTCCATCATAATACCAACACTAGCATATATAAACGATACACAAACTATATACAATAATACGTATTCACTTGATTTCATGTCAGTCTCGAATACCATACTGCACCAACAATAAGGCCTAAAGCAAGAAATATAATACCAGCAACTGTAAAAACTTGTTTAATCTCAATCCATAATTGTTTATCTGCTTTTATCTTCTCAATCTTTGCAAGCCTTATCGACTCTTTTTGTTCTGCAATTCGTCTTGCTCTTTCTTCTAAGATTTCTTTCCAAGTGTTTGGTCCAAAGCGTAAGTTAATCATATTTGCAACTTCTTGTAACTGCTCTGCAGCTAATTTTGCATCAATAGTTTCTCTTGCAATATGTGATGTATCAAACTGTTCTTTAACACCAAGACCTCGTTTGCCTTGTTTTTTATTGACTTCTTGCTGACCTCTTAGTAAACCATCGATGGCTCCGCCGATTTCACCAATATCTTTACACGTGTCAATATTAGATTTTATAAAATCTACGCTACTTTTTACGAGTGCGATTCCCGCTAATATTTCTGCTATTGGCATTTTCTTGTATCTCCGGTGACTTATCTACAAATTTAGGTTTTTGCCTCATTGTAAGTTGAGCTTTAAATTTATTTTGTACAGGTTCTTTGTTCTTGCTTTTTCCAATCATAATATTAATTGCTTTATATCCGTCGCCTAAGAATATCAATAATCCGTCTAAATACAATTTAGATTTGCTTGAAACGGATAAATCGATAACTAAATTTTCATGCCTATAAATCGCCATAATACTATTTATAATATTAAGGTCATTTTTTGTATAAATAATATTAACACGTTCACCCGAAAGGGCGGAAGTAGGCAATCGCTGAAGGAACGCACCTAACTTTAAAAGAGGAGGGTGGCATATGACTTACAGACCATTTCAATGGAAGATGTTTGTTAAAGCACGTAATATTGCTTTAGTTCATAAACTGTTAAATTACCGTAAACATTACGCATAAAGTTGTGTACTTTTGTACATTTTTGTGTTATAATATATAGTATATAACGATGAAACAAAGCGAAAGGTTTGCTGGACTCGGGGGCGGTACCCGACAGCTCCACCATAAAAACTTGAAAGGTACATTATGAGTAAAGATAAATATCACCATTGGGT